GGCGCCAAGACCGCGAAAAAACGCTAGTCGGTTCAATTGCCTAGGGTTGCCTCATTCGCGGTTGCTTCAGTCGCGAGGTTGCCTATGGACGACTTTCTGACGCAGGAACAGTTCGCGGAGGCCTGGGAAAAGTCGAAGACGGCGGTCCAGAAGGCCCGGCGTGACGGCAGGATACCGCCCGAGCTCGTGAAGAAGCAGGGCAGGCAGGTCCTGATCCATCGCTCGGCCCTCGAGCTGCTCAAGGCGAGCACCGACCCGGCGGCCGCGGCGAAGAACGAGCTGTCCGAACCCGGAGAGGTCCCGCTGGTCTGGAAGGATCCGCACAGCTATCAGCTCGAGCGCGCGAAGCGCGAGAAGTTTGCGGCGCTCTCGGCCGAGCTCGACTACAACAGGGCGATCGGGCGCGTCGTGGAGGTCGACGCGATGAACGAAGCGCAGCGGCGCCTTTTCCGGGACGCTCGGGACAAGCTGCTCAATTTGGCGGATCGGCTGACGCCGATGATCACGCCGGACATGGATCCGGCCCGACGCCATGCGACGATCAAAAGGGAGCTCGAGAAGGTGCTGAATGAACTCTCCGATGATGCACGCGCCGAGTCTTCCGAAGGGGCTGCCGAACGCCTGGCGGCTTAGCTGCAAGAATTTCGCCGCGGCGATCCGTCCGGATCCGATCCTGACGGTCGACGAGTGGGCGGACCGGACCCGGATACTGTCCTCGGACATTTCGAAGGAGCCCGGCCCCTGGCGCACCGATCGCGTGCCCTTCGCGCGCGAGATCATGCAGGTGCTCTCGCCGAGCGATCCGACGCAGGAGGTGACCTTCGTCGCCGGCACGCAGGTCGCGAAGACCGAGATCGGCAACAATTTCCTCGGCTACATCATCGACTGGGCGCCGGGCCCGGTGATGGTGGTGATGCCGACGTCGAACACCGGCAAGCGCGCCTCGAAGACCAGGCTGTCGCGCATGATCGAGTCGGCGCCGAGCCTGCGCGCCAAGATCAGCGATCACGCTCGCGACCGCTCGAACACGGCGACGATGAAGGACTTCCCGGGCGGCGTGCTGGTGATCGCCGGCGCGAACAGCGCGGCCGAGCTGAAGTCGATGCCGGTGCGGTATTTGTTCGAAGACGAGATCGACGAGTATCCGGACGACGTCGACGACCAGGGCCCGGCCGACGAGCTCGCGGAGAAGCGCACCGACACCTACTCGTACCGGCGCAAGATCTATCGCGCCTCGACGCCGAAGGCCGACCGGCAGAGCTCGAAGAGCTGGAAGCACTGGCTGCGCTCTGACCAGCGCCGCTATCACGTCCCGTGCCCGCACTGCGCGCACGAGCAGGTGCTGCGGTGGGAGCAGTTCAGATGGACCACGCGCAAAGTGTGGGAGACGATCGGCAAGGACGACGGCGAGATCACCGAGGTCGATCCAGGCACCGAGGGCGCGATCGTGCGCGACACGGGCGAGCTGCTCGATGTCTGGTACGAGTGTGAGGCCTGCGCCGCGCGCATCGAGGAGCACCACAAGAACGAAATGCTCCCCCGCGGCCGCTGGATCAAGGGCAACCCGAGCTCGAGCCGCGCCGGCTTTCACCTGCCGTCGTTCTACTCGCCGCTTGGCTGGTTCTCCTGGTGGAGCGCGGTCGAGAAGCGCCTCGAGGCCGAGAAGGACCCAACGGGATATTCGCTCAAAGCGTGGACGAACACCGTCGCCGGCGAGCCCTACTCCGACAAGGGCGAGCAGCCCTCCGAGCTCGACCTCAAGGGCCGCGCCGAGGACTATCGCCGCGCCACGGTGCCGATGGGCGGGCTGCTGGTCACGGCATCGGTCGACGTGCAAGCCGACCGGCTCGAGGTCAAGGTCAAGGCCTGGGGGCGCGGCGAGGAGTCGTGGCTCGTCGATCACCAGGTGATCCACGGCGACACCGAGACCACGCAGCCGTGGGTCGAGCTCGACGAGTATCTGCAGAAGCAGTTCCCGCACGAGTGCGGGGCGACGCTGCGGATCAGCGCGACCGCCGTCGATGCCGGCTATCGCACCCAAACCGTCTATGCCTTCTGCCGGCCGCGCACGCACCGGCATGTGTTCCCGGTGCGTGGCCAGTCGCAGCCAGGAAAGACGGTCCTCGGCCGGCCGAGCGACCAGGACATCGACCACAACGGCCAGAAGATCCACGGCGGCATCAAGCTGTGGCCGATCGGCGCCGACACGGCGAAGTCGAAGATCTACGCCCGCCTCAAGATCGTCGAGGCGGGCCCGGGCTGCATGCACTTCCCGCTCGGGCTGCCCGACGAGTATTTCAAGCAGCTGACGGCCGAGCGCCTGGTGACGAAATATGTGCGCGGCTACCAGAAGCGCGTCTGGGAAAAGGAAGCGGGCGAGCGGAATGAAGCGCTCGACCTCGAGGTGTACGCCTACGCGGCGGCGATCTACTACGGCATCACGCGCGCGCCGTGGGACAAGATGGAAGCGACCCTGCGCAGCACTGGGCAGGATTTGTTCGTGAAAGCGCAGTCCGGAGCGGATACCTCGCAAGTCCAGTCGCCGGCGAGCGCGGGCGTGCAGACATCTGCACCGCCCGCGCGCCAGTCCGCGCCTGGGCGGTCGAGAACGAGTTTCGCGCAACGCTGGAAGAACTGAGTGGGAGCATCCGGCAGCAACGAGTTTCGCAATGGCCGCAGGAAGCGGAAGACCGGCGTGCTGTTCCTGGGGTTGTGCGCTACCTGCCCGGCGTCCGTGTATTGGCCCGCAAAGCTGCTCCCGCAGCGGAACGGCATGAATCTCGTCGTGTGCGATCACTGCCACGGCTGCGCCGCAGGACAACAGAGGAAAGCTGCATGAGAAGTCGGTTTGCGATCGCGATCCTCGTCCTGCTTTGCGCCGATGCGCGAGCTCAATACGTCGTAGACGCCCCGGCGGCCTCCCTGCGCGCCCCGTTCTCCGAGACGCAGGGCGCGACCATCGCGGTGAAGGTCCAGCTCGAGGCGCTCAACGCCGGCGGAGCCCCCACGCTGGTCGGCGCGGCGGTCCCTGTTTCGATCGACCTCGGGGCGGATTCGGCTGTTCTGGTCGATCTTCCCGGCAACAAGACCACGGTCGTAAACGTCTCGTCGGTCAGGGCGACGATTACGGTCACGGGAATAGTCGGCTGGCAGCAGATCTCGGCGATTACCTGGCGGTTCCAGCTCGCGGCGCCGGTCGCGCTGCCGGCGGGGAAGAAGCTCGGCTGCCGCTATGACATGCCCGGGCAGGGCTGGAATTTCGATCTCAAGACGCTCTCGGTCTCCTGGGATCCGGCGGGGCAGGGACGGTTCAGGTGCGCCCAGCCGGGAGTCTTGGCGGCGACGATTCCGGCGTTGGTCGCCCCTGTTGCGCCGCCTCCAGCTCCTGCGCCAGTCCCGGCGCCCCTGCTGACATGGACGACGATCGCGCAGCAGCATCAGGCTTTCACGCTCGCAGCCGCGGCGGCCGTGCGCTATGGAGAAGTCGCGACGAACCGATTCGTTCAGCAGACGCTCGCGGCCGGCAGCTATACCTGCGATAACGCGCAGTTCACCGACCCGGCCGTGGGCGTCGACGCCAAGGTCTGTCAGACGCAGAAGTAGCAGGCCGTGTCCTACACGGTGCAAAGGACGTCGAGGCGGGGGTCGGTAGCCTCGGCCGCATTCTACGATACGCTCTTCCCGCTAACCGAGAATCCGATAGGAGGGACTGACTGGTTTCGCGGCTTGTCGGACGGCGGCAGTTGGACTGATCCTCAGACCGGATTGGCGTCGGACGGGACCACGCAAATCGCATTTGGCAAACAAGCCACCGGCACAACCCCGCCGTTCGACGATTCGGTCGCGTGCTTGCGCATGCTGTTCCCCCAGAACCAGTATGCGCAGGGAGTGATCTTCAACGCTGCAGCCGATCAGATCGAAGTCGAGCTGACGGTTAATTCGACCATCGTCAACGGCAGCATCCAACTCTACGAGGCGGACTTCATCTTCTCGGGCACCAACACTTGTGACCTGAAGTTGGTTCGCTGGAATGGAGGGTTGAATTCTTTTACCCCGCTCAACGGAAACACCCCGGTCGTGTCAGGGCTGAACATCAGCACCGGCACTACGCACCGCTTGTCACGAATCGGTAACACTCTTGTCGGCACCAGGAACGGCGCGACGATCTACACCTACGATCTTTCGGCGAACTTCGTCGCAGACGGATCGAACATCTTGACCGGTGGTACTCCGGGCATGGGGTTCTGGGATCGCAGCCTTTCTAACGGTGCGAACCGTAACACGATGGGCTGGTCGAGGTTCTCGGCAGGTGCGCTGTGACGATTAGCGTCCTGCAGGAAACACCCGCCGAGTCTCACGGATCGTTGCACAGCACGCAAGTGGTGACGCAGGCCGGGAACACTGCTGGGAGCAGCTTCCATCTCGGCCTGACGTTCGATACGAGCAACGGGACGACCACTGCGACGATCACCTCCGTTCCGTCCATGACTTGGACGCGGAAGGGCACCCAGACTGATGCGACCGACACCGAGCGCACTACGCACTATGTTGCCGATGGCGCGGCTTCAGGTTCGATTACCGTCACTGCGACCTTTGACGTTCAGACCGGACACTCGGCGATCCTCCTCAAAGAAATTGGAGGGACGAGCGGATACGATGCCGCTGCTGACGCGAACGCTTCGAACCAGCAGGCTACGCCTGGAGTCGGAGCCGACGGAGTAACCACCACAAACACTGCTGCTCTTAGCGCGCAACCTGCTCTTATCTCGGCGTTTTGCATGGACAGCGCAGGCGGCGGCACTCCTGCTGCCGGGACTGGATTCACGAGCGATGGCACAGCCTGGAGTGGTTTCACCGGCACCGCGCTGATGCGCTCGGAGAGCAAGCGCGTGACCTCGACTACGGCGCTGGCAGCGACATTCACGGCGGCAGCAAACGATAACAATCAATCCTTCGCCGCAGTTTTCACAGAAACAGGCGGGGGCGCGGGCCCGGCGCAGCGAGCTCCGATCGGCAAGCGATATATGGGATGGACGAACCCGTGACGCAGCTCATTCAGCAGTACATGCGCAGGCAGGGCGAGCAGACGCATGTCACGGAGGCCTACGTTTCCTCGCCGCCGGCGCTGACGATCACCGACGAGCGCGGTGATCTGTGGTGCATCGGTTTCAACAACGCGCCGCACGGGCGCGTGCCCGGCGGCGAGTTCGCTTACAACGTGCTGAAGAATGGCGAAGAGACCGGCGAGTTCGCGAGCCGCATCGAGCGCCGCGGCGGCAGGGTCCGGATCTTCACCACAGAAGGCTGGAAGCGCTGGACAGGCGTCTCGTTCGTATGAGCCCGGCGACGCTCGAGCTGCACGAAGCGCTGATCCGCCTGGTGAAGGGCGCGATCACCGCTTGGGAACGATGGCTGGAAAAGCAGAAGCAGAGGTAAAAGCCGCAGTACCTTCAACTCAGGATTCGCCAAGCTCGCGCCGGGCCACGCTGCTTCATGCAGCCGCGCCCTGCAGATGCCTCCTTGGTACTCAAAGGAGCATCTCATGTCCAGACAATACTCGGTATCGGCAGCAGGCGTCACCCCGACCGCTGCGGCTTGCACGCTCGCGTTCGTCAATCCCGGCGCATCGCGCTCGCTGCAGTTCCTGCGCGCATGGGCCGGCCAGTCGGTCAACGCGACCAGCGCGCAGCAGCGCATCCAGCTGAACACGCAGGTCACGGCGTTCCCGACGCTGACCGCGGCAACGCCGGTTCCGCACACCTTGAGCGATCCGGCATCAGTCATCACGGGCGGCACGGCGGGCGCCGCCGGCACCGCGGGCACCAACGCCTCCGCCGAGGGCGCGGGCGCGAAGACGGTCATCTATCCGGACGCATTCAACGTCCTGAACGGCTGGCTGTGGATCCCCACGCCCAAGGATGTGATCGTGCTCAACGCCAGCGCGGCCTCCGGCTTCGGCATGCACGTTCCGGTGGCGGTGTCGCCAGCGGGCGCCTGGTCGTGGGGCGTGACCTACGAAGAGCTCGGGTAAGCGATAGCGCATTCCGCGCCGGTCGTGTTTCCCCGGGGAATCGAGGAGGGAAACATGATCGGTGGACGGATGTGCGAGAACTGCGCGGCATATTCGGCGCTCACCAATGAGTGCCGCAGAAATGCACCGAAGGCGATGCCGATTCAAAGCGCCGAAGGGCCTTCGGTGATTGGTGTCTTTCCGGCGACCAGCAAGACCAGCTGGTGCGCGGAATGGCTTGCTGACCAGACGCCTGCGCTTCAATGACCTCGATGAGGAAATGATCCGATCATGGACGGCGTTCTTTTCCACACGAAGGGCCTGAAGCACGTCCCATCCGGGCAGCTGGAGAGATGGTACGGGGCGGAGGCGATGGCGCGCGTGAGCGGTTCGATGCGCGCCTTCCCTTTCCCGGCGCCGCTGCTCGACTGCCCAGGCCGCGTGTATGCGATGCCCGGCGGCGACTTCGTCGGGAGACTGAGAGCGGGCTCGGAAATGTCCGCGCTGGATCGCGCGGCCGACGCATTGCGGCGCTATCGGCGCGCGGCCAAGGCGCGAGGCCTGCAGCACGGCAGACTCAACGCCTTCGCTTCCCTCGATGCCCTGATCGCTGCGGCGACGGGCGGCAAGGCGCAGTATCTGAATTTTTCGCAGACCGGTGTTGCTGCCTCTGCAATAGGCGGCAGCATGGAAATGTGGACCCGCGGCCCGCAACCTGCCGCGGGCGCTGCGGGAGCAGCCGCGCCCGGTGGCACCGCAACCACCAATTCGACCACGGGCAACTGGGGATGGTCGAATCCGACTAATGCGAATACCGGTCACTATCTCGCGATCGAAGTTACTGCGAGCGTCATCAACAACTCGCTCGCGATCGTCGACCAGCTTCTGCGGGTCGCGAAGACGATGAACTCGACGGCGACCGAGGCGGTCACGGGGACGTTCACCCGATATCAGTCCGGAACCGCGACCAACGCGGATTACATCGGCGGCAATTTCTGCTATCCCGCCGATCCGACCACGGTGCTGCCGGCGACGGCGCACAACTGGACGGTGTGCCAATACACCGATCAGGCGGGTAACACCGCGAACAGCTTTCCGTCTGCAGCCGGCATCAGCGCATGCCCGGTCGGCCAGATCGATCTCGCTGTCGGGCAGAACTCATGGTTCATGCCTCTCGCATCGGGCGACGTCGGTGTGAAGGCGCTCACCCAGATGCAGTGCTCGGCGCTGGTCGCGACCGGCACGATCGACTTCGTGGTCTCGCATCTGATCGGCCTGGTGGGATGTCCGATAGCGAATCAGGTGTGCGTGGGCGACGCGCTCTATACGGCGCTGCAGCTCACGAGCGTCTTCGATAACGCCTGCATAACGGCGCTGGAAATGCCGAAGCCGGCGACGACCGCGACCTCATATGCGGGCCGCGTAACCCTCGTCTCGGAGTGATCTGAATGCCCGCCTGGTTCCTCCGGAGGCAGAAACTCAGAACCAAATCGCGGTATCGAGCGCTAATACCGAAGACGGACGCGGCGAATACTCCGCCGTTTCTGCCTCAAAGCGCTCCGCCCCCGCCGACGTCTCGCCAGTGGATGCCAATCGTCCTTGCGGCGTGGGCGGCGAGCGCGAATTTTTCGCCGCTCTTTTCGGGCAGCTTCACCCCCGAGCAGAACGTCGCCGACAATCCGCCGTTCGGCGCGAAGCCGTGGCTCGAAGGCGTCATTGGCGCGTGGGACCCGGATCCGCCTCCGGCGCAGCAGAGGCGCATCCAGGCCGTGCAGGCCGGCGCCTCGGCCGATCAACCGTTCGGCTCATCGCTCGTCGTCATCGAGGCCGATTGGGACGCGGAGCCCGCGCCATTCCAGGCGCGGAGGTTCATTCCGCAAGGCGCCGTCGCGGCCGCGGCTTCGCAGCCCTACGCGAGCCAGCTCGAGCAGCTCGTCGCATCGTGGCAGCCCGTGGATCCGCCGGCGCAACAGCTGCGGCGCCTGGCGCCGATCCCGACGCCGGATCTGCCGCCGTTCGGCGCGCGGCCATGGGTCGAGCCGCTGCTCGCACTGTGGGAGCCCGAGCCCTTTAGCGGCCGCGCGCGGATCCTCGCGCCGATCCCGACGCCGGACCTGCCGCCATTCGGCGCGCGGCCATGGGTCGAGTCGCTGCTTGCGCTGTGGGATCCGGAGCCGTGGATCGGTCGGGCCCGGATCTTCGCGCCGATCGTGCCGGCCGCAACTGCGGACAACCCGCCATTCGGGGCGAAGCCATGGATCGAGCCGGTCGTTGCGCTGTGGGAGCCGGAGCCCTATAGCGGCCGCGCGCGCATTCTCGCGCCGATCGTGCCGGCAGCCGCGGTCGACAACCCGCCGTTCGCGGTGCGCGCGTGGCGCGCGACGGTGCTCGATTCCTGGGAGCCGGCGCCTTACAGGCCGCAGGTCCTGACGCACGTCGTCCAGGGCCAGCGCGTCGACAATCCGCCGTTCGCGGTGCGTCCGTGGATGGGGACCGTTCTCGCGGCTTGGCAGCCGGTTCCTCCGGACCAGGTCATCCTGCGCCGCGAAACGGAAGGCAGCGCCTTCGTGCCGGGAGTTTTCCCGCCTGACTCGCCGCTGCACTTCCGCATTGGCCTGAAGACGGTCCGGATCGGATCGCCGAACGAAGCAGGCGCTGGCGAGCGGCTGGGCTCGGGAACGATCAACCCGTCGACGGGCAGGCTTGGAGACGAGGAAACGTGAGCTCGATCGGGATAGACAAGATCGTCGCCGGCGACACGCTCGACTTCCAGACCTCGGTCGACGGCTATCCGGCGACCGACGGATGGACGCTCAAGTATTACCTGACGCCGCGGACGGCTGGCACGCAGCTCCTGCTCACGGCCGCGACCGCGTCGGACGGGCAGAGCTATCGCGTGCAGATCTCGCCGGCGACGTCGGCCGGCTATGCGCCTGGCACCTACGACTGGCGCGCGCGGGTCGAGAAGTCCGGCGCCGAGGTCACGATCGAGCAAGGGTTCCTCGAGATCCAGGCGAAGGTCGCCGGGCTCACGAGCTCGGACAACCGCAGCCACGCGCGCAAGGTCCTCGACGCGATCGAGGCGCTGATCGAGACGAAGGGCACCGCCGATGTCATGGAGTACTCCATCGGCGGCCGCAGCATCAAGAAGATGACGACGCAGGATCTGCTGCCCTGGCGCGATCGCTACCGCTGGGAAGTGGCGGATGAGGAAGCTGCCGAGCGCGTGGCGGACGGCCTTGGCAATCCGCGCCTGGTGGGCGTGAGGTTCAATCGATGAGCTTATTTGCGAAAGGTGACCGTGCTTGAGGCGTTGAGAAAATCGATAGCGCGCGCGATCGCGCCGCGGCGCCGGCGGGCTGCGGCGAAGGCAGCCGCGCTCGCGCCTGTGCGCACGGTGCGCGTGAACGGCCCCAGCTCGGCCGGCTTCCGCATGTATCAGTCCGCGCGTCCCTCGCGTCTCAACTCGCCGGGTTTCGTCTCGACGACCTCCGCCGACTCGGAACTCGTCTCGAGCCTGACGAATCTGCGCAACCGCAGCCGCCAGCTGGTGCGCGATGCGGCGTATGCCAAGCGCGCGAAGGTGATCATCCAGAACAACGTGGTCGGCTCGGGCATCGGCCTGCAGGCGAAGGTGATGGCGACGCGCGGCAAGCTGCGCGAGACGGTCAACGACGACATCGAGGAGGCCTGGGAGGACTGGGCCTGCGGCGAGTACTGCCACACGGGCGGGGCGCTGCACTTCTCCGACCTCGAGCGCGCAATCATGGCGCAGGTGTTCGAGGCGGGCGAGGCGTTCATACGTCTGCACTTCAGCGCCTTCGGCGGTTCCGAGGTCCCCCTGGGTCTGGAGCTGATCGAGGCCGAGCGCATCGCCGACGAGCTGCAGTATCCGATCCCGGCTCCCTATGCGACCAGCCCGAAGGGCGCGGTAGTGCGCATGGGCGTCGAGGTCGACCCATTCGGGCGCCCGATCGCGTACTGGATCCGCGAGCAGCATCCTGCCGATCTGCGCTGGATCGTCGGCCAGCCGAATCGCGTCGAGCGCGTTCCGGCCGAGCAGATCATCCATCTGCGCCTCATCGACCGCTGGCCGCAAACACGCGGCGAGCCCTGGCTGCATGCCACTGCCGGGAAGCTGAACGACATGGACGGCTATTCCGAGGCGGAGATCGTCGCGGCGCGCGCCGGCGCATGCATCAGCGGCACGATCGAGACGCCGAACCCGAACTCGCCCCTGGTCACGCAGGTCGACGGTTCGGGCGCTGGCGTGGGCTCGGAGGTCCAGCTCGAGGCGGGCACCTTCCAGCGCCTGGCGCCGGGCGAAGAGCTCAAGCCGTTCATGCCGAACCGGCCGAACTCTGCGTTCGAGCCGTTCATGCGCGCCATGCTGCGCGAAATGGCGGCGGGCACGGGCTACGGCATTAGCTACGAGGCGCTGTCGCGCGATTATTCGCAGCACAACTACTCGTCGCAGCGCGCCGCGATGCTCGATGACCGCGACTCGTTCAAGGTCCTGCAGCAGTGGTTCATCCGCAACTTCCGCTGGAAGGTGCACAAAGTCTGGCTCAAGCAGGCGGTGCTGGCGCGCGCCGTGAGCACGATCGGCATCGCGGAGTACGCGCTCGACCCCGAGAAGTTCGAATGCTGCGCGTTCAAGGCGCGCGGCTGGGGCTGGATCGACCCGACCAAGGAGGTCCAGGCCTACGAGGACGCGATCAAGGCCGGTCTCACCACGCGCGCCGACGTCATCGCCGCCACGGCCGACGGACGCGACATCGAGGACGTCGACCAGCAGCGGGCGCAGGAGCTGCTGGACGAGGAGCAGCTGCAGCTCGAGTTCACCACGTCGCCGAGCGTCTATATCCCGGCCGTAACGGGCTCGGAGCGTGGCACGGGGCAGCCGGTCCCGCAACAAGGCGAGCCGGGCGACTCGGAGCCTTCGGTGGCCGAGGGAGAAGCCGCAGCCGGCGGCGGATCCAGTCCAAGCGGCGGCCAGCCCGCCGGTCGCGTCGTAAAACTTCGGAG